AATCAGAACCCGCACCGGAACCCGGCGCGGGTTTTTCTTTGGGCGGTGCGCGGGTCCTTCCCCGGCAAATAAGTATGCGGGTGGGGCGCGTGCGGAATCGCGCCAGTTTTTGTGCGATTTGAAAGCCTAAAACTTACTAAAACTCACTAAAACTGAAAGGCCCTTGCGACGAAGGGATGCCCCACGATGACTTCCGACGAAGCGCGCGAACCTATTGCGAAAGGTAAGTTCGCTGAAGAATGCGGTGTGTCGCCGGGGCGTGTATCGCAGTGGATTGGTGAGGGACTTATTCCACCGGATGCGATTGTCGGAAAAGGACAGCGGGCGAAGATTCGTCCTGACGTGGCTAGGGCGCACTTGCGGCGTCACTTGGACATCGGGCAGATGACCGGCAATGGCATCGACACGAAGTTGGGTGGCCCTACGGAAGTTCCCGACCCTTGCGATGCCGACGGATCGGACGCAGACGAACCGCCGCAATCGTCCACGCCGAAGGTCTTGACGATTGAAGACAAAATCAAAGCCGCGAAGCTGGAAGAGGTCGAGCGCCGTAACCGCGAAGCGCGCGACAAGGAACTGGCGCGCGTCGGCACTTACATGCTGACAAGCGATGCTAAGGCGCAGATGGCGAAGATTGCCGGTTCGGTTCTGAATGTTGTTGAAGGCGGCATGGCGGACATTGCCAACGCCATTGCATCGCAATTTGAGGTTCCATCGCGCGACGTGCAGCACTTGATGCGTCAAGAGTTTCGCAAGGTGCGCGCCGCCGCCGCTGCCGCAGAACGTCGGCGGGCTGGTGAAACCGAAGAGTATGTGGAGGCCGCGCAGGAAGAGGGTGTGGCGTAATGTCGTATCCTTTTACTGAAGCGACCGTGTTGGCCAATGGCGCGCGAATTGCCCACGATGTCCTGGCGGATGTTTTGGAACCGCCGCAGTCTGTAGACTATCTGCGGTGGGCCACGGAAAACATTACGTTCAAGGAAGGTGAAAGCGATTATCCGGGGCCATACAATCCGGATTTGTTTCCGTTCTTTACGGAAATTTTGAATGCGCTGTCGCCCGATGACCCATGCCGCACGGTGTCGTTGTTGAAATCGGCGCAGCTGGGCGGGACCATCCTGGCCAACATCTTTGTTGGCGGGACCATGGATATGGACCCGTGCAATTTTTTGTACGTCCATCCGTCGGAACCCAATGCGCGCCGCTGGTCGTTGACGAAGTGGGGGCCGATGGTGCGGGGCACACCCGTGCTGAAGCGTTTGTTTCCGGGGGGTTCGCGCGACACGTCTAACAGTATCTTTTTTAAAGAACGTTTTGACGGTCGTGGGTCCATCCAGTTGGCGGGGGCCAACAGCCCTGCCGGTCTGTCGATGATTTCAAACCCGCGCCAGGTGCAAGACGACCTGGCGAAGTGGGAACCGAATTCTGCGGGCGATCCGGAAAAACAGGCGAACAGTCGTTCGCGTGGTTTCGAGTTCGCCAAAATCTTTAAGTGTTCCACCCCGCTGATTATGCCGGGGTGCAAGATTACGACGAACTTTGAAAAGGGGAGTCAGGAACACTACTACGTCCCGTGTCCGCACTGTGGCCACATGCACACCCTGGAATGGGAAAACATGCTGGCGTCGCTGGACCCGGACCATCCGGAAAAGGCGCACTTCACGTGCCCGGACTGCGGATGTGCGATTGAGGAACATGACCGCGCAGATATGGTGCGCAAAGGCGAATGGCGGGCGCACAATCCGTCCGCAATGCGCCGCCATCGCAGTTTCTACATTTGGTCGGCATATGCACCTTTGCAGCCTTGGGTGCGTATCGCTGAAGAATGGTTGGACGCCGAAGGCGACCCGTCCAGTGAACAGGTGTTTTTGAATGACACTGTTGGCCTGGCTTATCGCCAGAAGGGCGACGCGCCCCCGTGGGAAGACGTGCGGACCCGTGCCGAAGAAACGGGGCATGTGCGTGGCAAGCTGCCGACCGGGTCGTTGTTGCTAACACTTGGCATGGACTGCCAGAAGGACCGGGTGGAATGGCACTTGATCGGATGGGGTCGCGATTTGCAGCGGTGGGTCATCGACTACGGTGTTGTGCCGGGGCACATTTCGGAACCGGAAACGCAAGCCGCCTTGTCCGTGTTGATGAAATCGACATGGAAGAATGCGGCGGGTCGTGACATCGGCATCGACATGGGGGCCATCGACGGCAATGCCTGGACTGAAGATGTTTGGGATTGGGCCAAGAAACACCCTGCGGGCAAATTGATTATGGTTCGCGGTGTCGGATCGGTAAGTGCACCGTTGTTGGCGAAGGTCAAAAAAGAGCGCAACCGACAGGGCAAGTTGCTGAAATATTCAAAGCGTTTTTTCAACTTCGGCACCAGCGTGTTGAAGATGGCGCTTTATCGCAATCTGCGCAAAGACGACCCATCCGAGCGTGCATTCGTTCATTTGGCGAAGGGCATGGGCGACGAATACTTCCGTCAACTGTGTTCGGAACGTCGTGTGGCGGTGCGCAAAAACGGATTTACCACCTACAAGTGGGTGAAGGACGACAACCAAGCCAACGAAGGTTTGGACACCATGCTGCAAGCGGAAGCGGCGGCCATACGGCTTGGGGTTCGGAATATGCCGGATTCCAGATGGTCGCAGTTGGAAGAGGAACGCGAAACGTCGCCGCCGTCACTGCAAACGGACCTGGAAGACATGATACAAGGTTCGGGTGCAACAGAAAAAACGAAAGACAACGAAGCCGCCGCACCCGCAAGGGGCGGCGGTTCTGATTCCGGCGGACATTTGCAGCGCCGACCGGGTTGGCTGAAGAGGAACTAGGCACCATGGCCTATACGCAAACCGACCTGACCAACATCAAAAAGGCTATTGCCACTGGCACCCTGACGGTGGAAGTGGATGGCCAGAAGGTGACCTACCGCAGTCTGGCGGAATTGGAGCGCATCAAGTCAATGATTGAGCGTGAAGTTAGCCCATCCACCGTACCGCGCCGCACCACCGTGGCCTCATATCGTCGGGGGTAGGACATGAACGCATTGGAACGCACAATCGCATTTTTTGCGCCCCATACGGCGCTACGTCGTGCACAGGCCAATTTGGTGCTGGCGACCATCAACGGTCAGGTTGAACGGGCGTATGACGGCGGCAAGCGTGGACGACGCACCGAAGGTTGGCAGACGCATGCGACATCCGCCAATTCAGAAATCGGTCCGGCGTTGCATTTGCTGCGTGACCGCAGCCGTGATTTGGTGCGCAACAATTGGGCTGCCCAGCGCGCGCAAACGATTTGGACAGCGAACGTGGTGGGTGACGGCATTAAACCGCGCGCCAGTGAACCGTGCATTGACTTGTTTAGTCGATGGTCGGAAGTGTGTGACGCCGATGGTCAGGATGATTTCTACGGCTTACAGGCCCTGATTTCGGATGCGGAATGGGAAAGTGGCGAAGTGCTGGTGCGGTTGCGTCCGCGTAAGCTGGCAGACAATTTGCCGGTGCCAATGCAATTGCAAGTTCTGGAATCCGACCACTTGGATACGGCCAAGAACGAAGAGTTGAAGGGCGGTGGATACATCCGCAATGGCGTGCAGTACAACGCATTCGGTCGTCGTGAAGGGTATTGGGTTTTTCCGACTCATCCGGGCGACTCCATGCCGTTTTCGCGTTGGTCGCACACGTCGCGGTTCGTTCCGGCGGATGAAATTCTGCATATTTTTCGGCGGCGGCGTCCCGGTCAGGTTCGCGGTATTCCTCAACTGGCGTCTGTGATGCTGAAGTTGCGCGACCTGGATGATTATCAGGACGCCGAATTGTTGCGCAAGAAAATCGAAGCGTGCTTTGTGTCGTTTGTCACCAATGTAGAAGGTGACGCTACGGATGAAGCTGACGTTAAGAAAGATGGCGACAAACTGGTCGAAATGATCGAGCCGGGGACCACCAAATATTTGCCGCCGGGTCGTGATGTGAAGTTCGGCGCGCCTGCGGCGACAGGTGGTTACGGTGAATATGTCCGTGTGGAACAGCACGCTGTCGCGGCGGGCAGTGGCGTAACTTATCCGCAGATGACTGGCGACACGTCGCAATCGAATTATTCCAGTATGCGCGGTGAAAAACTTGAATTTCAGCGCGGTGTCAAGCTGCACCAAAAACGGGTTTTGGTTCACCAGGCGTGTCGCCCGGTATGGAATACTTTTAACCGATTTGCGGTGATGTCTGGCGCGTTGCAAAAAGAGGAACGCGCCAAGTGGGCTTTGCCGAAAGTGGACCCGGTCGATCCGATGAAGGATGCCATGGCGGACTTGATTTTGGTGCGCGCTGGTTTCCGTGACCTTGACCAGGTTATCGCCGAACACGGCGGCGACCCGCGCGAAGCTATTAAGACCATGCAGAAAATTGCCGAAGAACTGGACAAGGCCGGGTTGGTTCTGGATTCCGATCCGCGCCGGACCAGTCGTGTCGGCGTGTTCCAAAATGCTTTGGACATGATGAACAGTGACAAAAAGGACGATTACGATGGCGAAGAAAAATAAGCGCAAGCAAGACACCGTAAGTTTGCCTGTGCAGCACTTAGGCACCCGCGCGGCGTCCGGTTTGGAAATTCGCGCAGCAACGGCAAACGAAGACGCCCGCACGGTTGATTTTGTTTGGTCAACCGGCGCGCAGGTCCGTCGCCACGGCCCCTTACCTGACGGGTCAGGGTATGGCGCATACATCGAAGAGTTGTCGATGGATGAAAAGGCGGTGGACTTGTCGCGTCTGAACGGTGGCGCGCCGATCCTGAACACACATTCCCGTTGGGATTTGTCCGATGTTCTTGGCGTTGTGGTCAAAGGCAGCGCGCGAATCCAAAAGGGGGTCGGCACTGGAACCGCGAAGTTTTCCGAACGTGACGACGCCGATGGGGTTTTTGCCGACATCGTCGCGGGTGTGATTTGCAATGTGTCGGTCGGGTACTCCGTCCAGGCCTATGAAGTTACCCGCGAAGAGGGGGAATTGCCTGTTTTCAAAGCAACGAAGTGGACGCCGGTTGAAGTGTCCGCTGTGCCGATTGGTGCGGATGCAGCCGCAGGGTTCCGCGCCGAAGGTGAAGTAAATCCCTGCACCATTACAAATGCCCAGGAAAAAGGAGTGTCCGTTATGGCCACCAAGGGTAAGAAAACGGCGGCGGACGCTGCCAACAAGCGCGCGGATGTGCCCGGCGATAATGCCGAAGTGACACCCGTTACGCCTGTATCGGACGGTGCGGACGAATCCCGCAACCAGCCCGAAAGCAACGGTGGTGTGGATGAATCCCGCGCCAAGCCGACTGGCGGCGACGTTGATGTTGCTGCGCAGGTTCGTGAAACCGTGGATGAAATCCGTGCGGCAGACATGCAAATTCGCACCATTTGCCGTCAGGCAGGTTTGGGCGACGAGCGCGCCGACAAGCTGATTGCGGACGGCAAGACCGTTGACCAGGCGCGCGCCATCGTGTTCGATGAAATGGTTGAAAAATCCGGTGGCGAAGTGCGCGGGCAGAACAGTGTTGGCTTCAGCAACGAAGACCCGGCTGTGATGCGTGTGCGCATGGCGGAAGCCCAGGCGGCCCGCTACACCGGCGCGGAAATTTCCGAAGAGTCGCGGCAGTACGCCGGGGCCAGCATCCGCCAGATTGCCGAAGTGTTGCTGGAAGCGCGTGGCCAGAAGGCTGGCCGTTTCGACACCACGGCGGCGGTTATCGAGCGCGCCATGGGTGTTAGCGACTTCCCCATCCTGCTGACGGAAACGGGTAGCCGCATGTTGATGCCCAGCTATGAAGCCACGCCGTCCACGTATCAACACATTGCACGTGAAACGACCAACATGGATTTCCGCGCCAAAGCGTTGATCCGTGATGGTGACTTCCCGGAATTGCTGCCGGTGAATGAGCACGGCGAACTGAAACACGGTTCGATGTCCGAATCTAAGGAAACCATCCAGCTGGTGACGGTTGGTCGTAAGGTCAAGTTGACGCGCAATGCGTTGATTAACGACGACCTTGGCGCGTTTTCCGAAATGGCGACCAAGGCCGGTCAGGCTGCGCGTCGCCATGAAAACAAGACGGTGTGGGACATTGTCATCAACAATGCAAAGCTGTCGTCTGACAACAAGGCGTTGTTCCATGCCGATCACAGCAACTTGGCCGCCAGTGGCGGCGGCATTGCAGCGGCCACGGTCGGCGCTGGCAAGAAATCCATCCGCACGCAGAAAAGCCCGGATGGCAACACGCTGAACTATACGCCGTCCATCATCGCGGCCCCGGCTGCGCTGGAAACGACGGTCGAACAGTACCTGGCTAGCGTGGTGGTGCCGACCAAGTCTTCGGACGTGGTGCCGGAATCGCACAAGCGTTTGGAACCCGTCATCGAACCGCTTCTGGATGCGGGCAGCGAAACGGCGTGGTTCTTGTTCACCAATCCGACCTTGTTGGCGGCCATTATCTACGCCCGTCTGGAAGGTCAGGCTGGTCCGCAGATGCGTCAGGGCGATGTTGGCTTCGGCGGCATCGACTTCGAAATCATCGACGATTTCGCAGCCGCAGCGGTCGAACCGCGCGCTGGTTACAAGAACGCTGGCGCTTAACGCGGCATCGTGACCTTACGAACCCGGCGGGCATGACGCCTTGAGCCGGGGGGACCTTTGACGAACGGACGGCGACCCTGGCGGGGCCGTCCGTTCGTCGTTTGGCTACAGGAAGGAAGATTCAATGGCCAAGAATTATGTTCAGGACGGTAAGGTTCTTACCTTTACCGCCGCTGCGGCACTGTCTGCGGGCGCTGGCGTTTTGCTGGGCGCTTTGTTTGGTGTCGTGCAGGGTGATGTCGCATCCGGTGCCGACGGCGAAATGATGGTGGCGGGTGTCCACACCCTTACCAAATCCACCGCTGCCGGTTCCGCCACGACCTTGGGCGGCAAAGTTTATTGGGACGACACCAACGAAGTCGTCACTGGCGATGCCACGGGCAACACCTTGATTGGTGTGGCGCTGGCGGCGACTGCCGATGGCGACGCATCCGTGGACGTGCGCCTGAACGGCGCGGTGTCTTAATCGACCGCATGATGCGGGCGGCCTTTGGGCCGCCCCGTCATTCTTTTGGGGATTTGATATGTCCATTTCCGTTGCCACCGACATGGCTTTCGTCGATCCGGTGCTGGGCAAGGATGCCGTCTACACGCAAGGTGCGGACGCGCCGGTCGGTGTGCGGGTCATGGTGCGACAGGCTTCGGAAGCGGTTGATGTTTTGCACCAGCCTGTGATGTCTGACGGCGTGGTGATTTCGGTGCGCAAGTCCGAAGTCGAAAACCCACAACTGGACGCGACGTTTGAAATCGACGGAAAAACTTACACCATCAACGCCGCCCCGCGATTGCGCGGCGATGGGTTGGTGTGGTTTTGTGAAGCGCCCATGGCGACGTAAGGCGAATCGCCAGCACACATAAATAGATTTGACAAGATTTTATTA